ACTCTTGTTTGTAACAAATCAAATCCTTTTAAGATTGCAGCTTGCTCAGCTTTCAACTTGTTAAACTCTTCAGTCATAGCTTTTACAGCTTCAGCTGAATCACTACCGTTACCAAATGCGTTGATTTTCTCATCAACTGCAGTTACTACTGATTTTAATTGATCAGCAATCTCTGACTTAGTTTTCTCAGATATTGAAGTTTCAAGTGTTGACTTTAACGCTTCCAATTCTGACATTAATTCTTTCTTTTCCATGTCTTATGGTTTTTGTAAATTGATTAAATTTTATTTCTAAACTGCCTAATTATATCCAATGTGTCATCTACTGGCTCAATGGTTTTATCCGGTTGAGTAGTGTTAGATTTCATATCTAGAATTAATTGAGCTAATTGTTTACTGTGTAATAACAACATCTGAATTGTATCATCTGTTGCCGTTGTATTTCTGCAAAACTTCTCAATAGCTGCACTCTTAGCAACTATCATGTCTACATCTAAATTCTTATCACCCTTAAGTGATGTAATTGGTGTAAGTGCATTAGCACCCCATGCCGTTAATGAACTACCCTCATATAACTTTACCTCTGTTATCTCAAACTGTCCTAATGATGGATTGCGTAAATAGTTTTCATAGGATTGGACTTGATTACGCTTAATTATTTTAAACCCAATTGAATGCTCAGTTATTAAACCACTTTCAACCATCTTGATGAAATCCTCACCACCCTCATGCGTTCCCACTTGACTCTCATAATACAACCCATAAGAATCTTCCTTTAAACTCAATAATTTACCTAATGGCAATGAAGGATCATGATTAAGTAAATGCTTTATTCTTGGTTGTGCAGATTGAGGACCTTGCTCAGATATCGTCTTTGTAAATGCACCTGGTTTCATGATGTCTCCATCACTATCAACATTATTAAACTTACTAAAGTATCCAGTTACAATGCCCTGTATTGGATTCATATCCATTATCTCAGATGCTATTGTAATGTCCTTTACTGTGTATATGCTGTTCATTGGTATAAAGTTACTAATTTATTTTAAATATAAAACCAAATTTTTTGCACCTGGTAAGGGACTCGAACCCTTATCTCCCTACTATGTAAGGGCGTTATCCAATTTTGGTATTCATTCCCAATTACGCCAACCAGATGTCATTATCTTCTAATTATTCTGCCGTTCCTATCTCTCTTAGCTTTGAATGCAACCGTACATCTACAATTAACTACCTCTTCAGCCGGAACAGCCAACCCATTTGGTTGCGTTCTCACACCAGGTTGCATCATTCCAATATCACCTAGTTTTGCGTTGGTTAATGTAAATGGTGTCTCTATTGGCAATCTTGTTCCATCAACCATCTTATGATCATGCCTTGTTCTGCTATCCTTCACAGCTATCCATACCTTCTCCATTACATTGCCAGATTCATTTGCATAAATCATAGCTGCACCATTTGCACTGGTAACTGTTTCAGTCCTTGCTATACGTCTTGCCCTCATAGCATTGAATGCCGGACTAACCAATAACTGCTTTACAATATCATCAAATGAGGCACCTGTTATAGCCGCATCTGATAATACTTGTTGTATAAATGCCGTACTATAACTTGTCATTAAATTTGCATCATTTAATAAATCAATGCCATAATATTGGTTCATTAATTCTACTATCCTTTCATTAAACCCCATCTGCCCACTAACAAAGGCATCATCTGCCTTTATTGATTCGGTTCTGGTTACTCTAGCCCATGAAGGCCCAACCGTCTTGTATAATGAAACTAAAACATTATAAATAGGGAACACTGGCAATGTCATTGGATCTTGGGTCTTTACAAATGCATCCAACTGAATCTTTAATGCCTTATGAAACTTAGGTGCATACAACTTCTCATATCTTTGCTGGAACTTATTCCATCTATTCCAATATGCTTGCTGCTCCTGTTGTGTCATAAACTAACGGTTATGCTTAATCCTTGTGAACATAATTTATTTGCTAATGCTTTCTTTACTTGCTCAACCTTCCACTCCCTTTGCTGTTTCTTTAATGGACATGATGGCACAGGTAACTCATTAATCAACATTAATGAAATTTTACTGTGTATCACCTGTGTAATTTGCTCTATACTTTTCTCCATTACAACATTGGTAAATCTGGAACACTTATGGTTAAATCTGTTATCACTTGCTTTCCTGAATCAATTATAATTTGATTCATTACTGGCTCATCTATCATCTCAAAATCTTGTATATCACGCTTCTCATTTGGTGTTATCCACCACATAGCACCCAATGCCTCAGCTTGTGTTTTCATGTCATCCTGCATAGCTGGTATGTCGCTGATGTCTATCTCAATTGTTCTACTTATGCCATCCTGATACATTGGTACAATCCCTCTTATCAATGCATCCCTAAACAAATGTATGTTTGGAAGTATTGAGTTTGTATACAACATCTTTAATGCTGTATTCATGTTGTTGTAAGTACTGCTATCTGTATTGTTTAATAATACTTCTGGAAACTTATAAGCATTGCAAATCTTTGTGAAATCAATCTTTTGCAAATCTGCCACCTCCATATCTGCAAGCTTTAATCCTAACTCTAAATAACCCATCTCTCCAGCTGCAAAGTATGGCGCACCTTTGTTTGAACTATTCTTCAAATACTTAGAAAAATCATTCTTACGCTGACCTAATGACTCAATAGCAAAATCTGATTTCTCATACACTATTCCAGGTACTCCACCGTTTTGCATTTGTGCTACTGATGCATTCATTCCAGCATCCAATCTTGTTACTCGTTTTGTAAGCACTTGCAATGGACTAAGGCCCCTGAACTGCTGACCATTGGTAATCGTCGGATTGTAATACTTAACATGAATAATCTCATCAGTAGTAAACTTGCCATCAAAGCCGGTATCAAAATATCTATACCCAACCACTGCTTGTGGAAATGTATCACTAACTAATACTGTTACATTTTGATTATTTAATGCATGTAGTGTGACCATACCTGCATTAGGTCCCAACTCCAAAACCTCTTTATAAAGAAACAATTCTCCTGTAATGTAGAGAATTGTGTAGTATTTAATCTTATCCTCATAACTGATGCCATCTAACATCTTCATAAAGATATCCTCTTCAGGCAAATCTTGTAACGCTTTTGTCTTGTAATATTTCTTTTGTAATGCTTTTATATCATACTTTTTATATGACTTCATTGCTGCATCATTAATAACCTCATAGCCATAAAATGGAATACGTGCAGCCGTCTCAGCTAAATAGCTTATTACTGAATAAATATCATCAATAGTACAGTACTGGTTAATTGCTTCAATCGTTTGCCAACTTGGGAATATTGCATTTGATGCATTGATACTAACTCCCATTGATGTACGTTGTAACGCTTTTACTTGCAGTTGCAATTCTTTTACCCTTTTAGGCACTCCAAGAATCCTGTCAATCATTCTCATAAGCAAACATTAATTTAGGTTTTAATTCAAACATTTCACGCATCATAAACATATCTAACAAATCCGGACTATCTCCATTTAGCTTAACCTTCATCTCATCCTTTCCCACTATCCTTAACTTACCATCAAAATCACTCTTTGCTCGCTGTATAGCTTTTCGCTCATACATAAACCTTTGCCTCACCGTCATTGTACTATCATACATTTTACTAGCTACATTCTTACTTATCTTCATCTGTCCATCTCCAACCCTACCACCAGATCTGTAGTAGCATTGTGTCTTTAGGTTAAAGTAATTCTCTTTTATTAATCTTCCTGATGCCTCATCCTTTACACTCATTGCAGATGCTCCACCATTGAATGGTACTGCACCTTTAATGAATCCATCTACATAACTACCTACACCATCCGCGTCATAACAAATATACCGATTTTCTACGGAATACTTTTGAGCCATCTTATTAATTAAATCTATTACTTGCTTACCATCACTCTTATCCATTATCTCCATGTCCACAAGCTCCATGCCTTCCCAATATCCAACTACAAGTTTATTGCTTCCTTTCATTGCAATATCTGCTGTAATGTACTTACCTATCTTATTCACTCCTTTTACATTCTCAAACAACCCTGCAAAGCTATCATACTCATACACATCATTAGGACTGTTGCTTACCTTCCATCTACCCTCCAACAATTGTCGCCTGGTGTCCTCATCCTGACTTAGCAAGTTACCAGGATAAGAAGGATCATTCTTTAATCCTTCTTTGTTATCATAAATGCTACCACTAACAAACGTTATGGACTTAATAAAATCTTCTGCTTTTAATCCTGAAGCTTTAATCATTGGCTCAATGATATGCTCAGCTTTCTGATACACTTCCTCATAGCTATCTCCCCAAATGTAATCATGACCATACTTGATAAAGTATCTTAACTTGCCTCTACGTTCTAATATTGGGAATCCGGTCTCTCCATCTATCCACCAGCTAATAAGTTTAAACACCCAACTCTCAGGATCAGGGTTGCAGGTAGCCCTAACGTATGGTTTAACATGGCATGAACTACGGTTACGTGATAGCAAATAAAAGAACATTGACTCAGTAAAGTGTGTAAGCTCATCAAATCCTAAAAATGGAATCTGGGAACCTTGCCAATCATATTTATTTTTCTCATACTCCAAATGTCTAAATGATATCTTTACTCCACTTGGAAACTTCCAATCTAATGATGACTCCCTTGCATCACCATTTACTATTGGATAAAGCTTTGTACTTGTGTCCCACAATCCACCCTCATTTCTAATCTGTACGCTTGTACGTCTAAATATCACACCACCAAACCCTTTTATGTCTATGTGTCTAATTGGATCTAATAGCAATGCAAATGTCTTACCAACAAACGCAGCTGCACCACCAATGACAATATCTGCCTTACTTGATAGTGCAATAGTTTGGTATCCTGGTTGAGGTCTTATGTATTCGATATTATGCAATTGGCTCAGTTGATTCGTCTATTGGTTCTATTGGCTCAATGAAGTTATCCCGGCCATTATCCGGTAGTTGTATTACTTGGAATGTTTTTACATCTTGCTCTACGTTCATCTGTATCATATCTGTAGGTTTACCCACTCCATGCTCCCAGCA